AAGAACATCTGCAAATCGACTTCTATGGACCGAACGCCGGGGACTGGTGCGCGGCCACTGCAATGCTCTGGCGTGACGAATATGGATGTAATATGTTGAATCCAGAGGCCAGTCCGCTATATACTGACGATGCGCGCATGGTCCCCTTGGTGACCGGCGAGGAGCAGTATTTGGAACGATATGTTTTAACTGCGGTTTTACAGACAAACCCAGTGACAACTGTATCGCAACAATTTGCTGATACCGCGAATGTAGGTTTGATCAATGTGGATTCAACGTATCCACCGTGACATAAGGTGCAATTAGTATGACGAATTCCATTCCAGCCAGTCAGCTCGTTCGCGTTACACCGAGCGTATTAAGCGCCGGTGGCGAAGCGCTCGATCTGAATTCTGTGTTCTTGTCGAAAGACGCAGCCATTCCTGTTGGTCAGGTAATCTCTTTTCCGACTGCGCAAGCAGTATCAAGTTTCTTCGGCTCCAGCTCAACTGAAGCTGGACTGGCTGCGATATACTTCGCTGGTTTTGATGGTGCAACCATCCTTCCTAGTAATCTGTATTTCGCTCGCTGGAATGATGCTGATGTAGCGGCATATCTTCGCAGCGGTTCATTGGCTGCTTTGACATTGTCACAACTGCAGGCTTTCTCTGGTACGTTGATTATTGATATCAATGGTGAGACTGTAACGTCTCCCAGCATTAACTTATCGAGTGCCACCAGCTTTACCAACGCCGCAGCATTGATTACAGCCGGTCTACAGACGGTTGGTAGCATCTTCGCTGGTGTTGCTTCACAGGCTTCCACGAACTTGACAATCGAGTCTGTATCGTCCGGTAAGCTGCATGTTGGTGATGCTGTGCTTCTGGCCGGTACCACTACTGTAACAGTTATCTCACAGACCTCCGGTACTCCCGGTGGTATTGGTGTGTATGTGGTGAGTGCTTCCGGTACTCATTCAAGTGTCTCAGCCACTGTCACAAGCTCTGCTGCTGCGACGTTCGATTCACAGCGTCACGCTTTTGTAATCACTTCACCAACCACTGGTGTCAATAGTTCAATTGGTTTTGCGACCGGCACTTTGTCTACTGACATTAAGCTGACTGATGCAACCGGTGCTGTAATTTCCAACGGTGCTGCTGCTGCAACTGCTAGTGCGGTGATGGATAGTGTCACGCAGATCACACAGAACTGGGCACTGTTCATGACCATGTGGGAACCCGACCTCGCTGGTAAAGAAGCCTTCGCTGCATGGGTTGCAACGACTACCAGTCGTTATGGCTATGTTGCGTGGGATACCGATGTGGGTCCGACTGCTACTGAAAATGATTCTGGTTGTTTTGCGCAACTCACCATCAATGATAACGGTGTGATTCCTGTATGGGGTCCGGCTGATAAAGCCGCGTTCATTTGTGCTGCTACTGCTGCAATCAACTTTAATGAAACACAAGGTAAAATCAACTACGCTTACAAAGCGCAGAGTGGTTTAGTTGCGGATGTTACCGATGCCACTGTGGCTGCTAATCTTCTGTCCAATGGTTACAACTTCTACGGTAACTATTCGACTGCCAATCAGCAGTTCACTTTCCTGCAAAATGGTCAGTGCTCCGGTGACTGGAACTGGATTGATGCATTTGTAAATCAAATCAAGTTGAATAGCGATCTACAACTCGCATTCATGGATCTGTTCGCTTCAGTCAAGAGCGTTCCATATAACACACGTGGTTATAACCTGTTGCGCGCTGCCGCATCTGATCCAATCAATGCAGCATTGAACTTTGGTTCGATTCAGCCTGGTGTTGAATTGTCAGCGCGTCAAATTGCAGAGATTGACACTGCTGCCGGTCAGACCGGTGTTGGTCGCGCTGTGATCACAACTGGTTACTATTTGCAAATCAAACCGGCTGTTGCCAGCATTCGTGTCGATCGCGGTTCACCCCCGATGACATTGTGGTATGCAGATGGTGGATCAATCCAAAAAGTTGATCTTGCTTCAATCGACGTACAGTAATAGGTGTAACAGTGGATATTACCTCGGCCAATGCGGTCCTTACAATTTCTCCTCGCGCAGCGGGCGTCATCGGCATCGGTGCGTTCACTGTTGAAGGTTTCGCGTCTGACGACGCATTCATGTCTGAGTCGGTTGATTCAGCCGAAGCAATCATGGGTGTAGACGGCAAGATGAGTGTGGGCTACACACCATACATTGTTAAACAAACGATCACCCTGCAAGCTGATAGCCCGTCTGCTACGCTGTTTGAGACGATCTTGGGTGCACAGAACACTCTGCGCCAGCCTATGTTCGTTGACGCCGTACTGGCGCTCCCAGCGCTTCAGAAGTCCTATATCTTTACCAAAGGCGCTCTGACTCGCGTAACTCCATTCTCTGCCGGTAAGAAAGTGATGCAGCCGCAACAGTTCGAACTCAGTTGGGAAGTAGTTGCCTCAGTGCCCCTTGCTGCATAACGATTGATCAGGTAAGGTGCGGCTACCACTATTGGAGGTAACATGCCGCGCCAAACTAAAATCTTCACCATAACGTCCGAAGGACGTGACTTGGGTAAGAAGTTTCTACTAACCGAAATGCCCGCTTATCAAGCTGAAAAGTGGGCCTATAAAACTCTACTTGCACTGTCACGGGGAGGTTTCGAATTACCACAAGGTATATTCGATGCTGGTATGGCCGGACTTGCTGCAGTCGTCCCATACCTGATGGTGATCGGATTTCGTTCACTACATGCAGCGCGATGGGAGGAACTTGAAATTCTTCTTGATGAAATGATGACGTGTGTCAAATATCAGCCGGACAAAGCTGAGTTGATGCCGCAAGATATACGCACGGATGCAACCAGTCAGATCGAAGAAGTACGGACACGTGTTGAGCTACGAAAGGAGGTATTGATGCTACATGTCAACCCTTTCGATCTCGCAGCGTTCCGAACCTTGGTCAAAGAAGACTCTCAAGAGTCCCAGACCTCGTCAGCTACCTCAACGTCCCAGCCATAATTGGTACGTTGATATCGGGACGTTGCGCGACTCTACATGAGCTGCAGACGGTGTACGGTGTTCAGGATGCGTATGACTTGTTGGAAATACATGACATAGATATGCATAATGAACTCAAGGTGAAAGAGTTTTACGCGAGGAAGTAGTGGCTAAGATTATTGATGAGTTCATCATTAAAGTTAAGCTCGATACGAGTGAGTACGAGGCTGGGCAAAAGAAACTTGAAAAGATGACTCAGAAAACCAAAGAGAAAGCTGTTGAAGCTGGTAATTCTTTTGGTGATGCTGTTGCTGCTGGTGCATCCAAGGCCAGCGGTAAACTCGGTATTCTTGGTTCGATGCTGGGCAAAGGTGGGATGATCGGCGTTGCAGTCGGCTCACTGATCTATGCCGGTAAAGTATTGGATGACAAATTATTCGCGATCGCTCGTGGTGTCCGTCAAGTCGGCATCGATAGCAAGAACTTCAATACAGCTGCAGGTAATCTTCGTAACTTACAGAATGCATCTGAAATGGCCGGTGGCAGCATTGAAGACGCTGACAAAACTGTCGGTGGTCTCGCGCAGTCATTATTCAATTTGAAGTTCAATGGTGAAGTATCTGACTCACTGATTATGCTGAGTCGTCTTGGAGTTCAGTTTCAGGATTCGTATGGTCGCGCTCGTGACTTCAATGCGGTGATGCTCGACACAGCAGCCGCGATTGATAAGGCAAAGTCAGCAGGTCGTATGAATGATTCTGAAGCCTCGTTCTTCGCTGAACAGGCTGGCTTTACTGGTGGCATGCGCCAGCTCGTTACGAGTGGTAAAGCAAATGTACAGATGGAACTCGCGCGCCAAGCCGCGCGAACTCAGATCACTAGTGGCACACTTGGTGGCGCAACTGACTGGGTTCGTGCGTCCACCAGCTTTGGTCAGAGTATTGTTTCCGAGGCCGGACTCAAAGGTGTAAATGCGCTTGGTGAAAAACGCGCTGAATCAGATATGGCTTTAGAAGAAGCCGGTAAGGATGCAATTGAATGGATGTCTGATCTCGGTGACACGATGAGTCAGCTGGCTGATGATGCCGAAAAAGCTGGCAAGAATTTACACGACTATATTGCACCCTGGGTGAGCAAGCTCGCATCCATGAGTGGGATGCAGTTTGTGCCAAATGGAAATGACTATACAGCCAGCATCGCTGAGTCAGCAAAGAAATACGGAATACCCAATGAAGTGCTCACTGGATTGATCCGCACCGAAAGTGGATTCAACCCTAATGCTATAAACCCATCTGGTGCCAAAGGTATTGCGCAGCTCATGCCGGAAACGGGCAAGATGCTTGGCGTAACACCAGGTGCAGATGCGGCTGCTGATATAGATGCATCCGCGCGTTATTTGTCGATGCTGAAATCCGCGGGTGAGAAAGCTGGTTTCAAAGGCGATATGGCAATGGCCTACGCAGTTGATGCGTATCATTCTGGCATGGGTAATCTTGCCACTGG